CCATACCAAACTATTCGAGAGAAAGTAGGTCAATATAGTGATGAGGATTTTGTCTTAATCACTAGATCGGATTCAAAGAATAGGTTGGAAAATGATCCAATTGGAGAAAGGATACGTGCACGACAAGGGCACATGTATACTATCAATCCCGATCTGCTTTATCAACCAACTCAGATCACTACTGCAACGCATTTTACCACGGAAGATAGGATAAAACCAATTATGGAAGACGGAATTAAGAAAATGAGGAGAGCGCATGTGCATGCGTTCCCAGGCATACTTTATAGTCTCCCTGAGGGTTTATCTGATCGAACGTTCGCTTTCCATATTGATTTGACAAAGTGTGAGAACAAATATGAAACTGGAAATGGATATATTATGATTGATTATGTACCAACCAATGCATTTATAGGATACCACCGCGTTGTTGATAGGGAAGCAAGTGTTTCTGGTGATGTTGTTACTCGAAAGAATAAAACCATCGTTTCGGAAATGGTTCAGAGTGAAGCATTTGCTGATATGACTGCACAACAACTCATTCTACATCGTATTTCTGCTAATCAATACGCTATTTTTACACCCAATTTTAGTGTTAATGGAACTTTCGTAGTTGATACTGTTATGCTCACTGTCAAGCATTTACATCCTTGGCTTATGCAATCAGAAAATGTCACGATTCGAAACAAGTATGGTGCTGAATTTACAGTACCCGTCTCGGAATTGAAAATTTCTTTTATAGAATTCAGAGATGGAGAAGGTAAAGATGCGATGATAATACAGTTCCCTCGTCACGTTCCTGCACATTCAAATATCTTGAAACATTTCCAAGAGATGCCAGAATTGGCTGAACGCAGAGCTCAAGTTAGTGTTCATATTCTTCGGAACATTGGAGGCGAGCTATATTCTCACATTCTTGGAAACACTGACTGCAAGATTGAAGATCGAGTTCTCGAATTTGAAGATGAAACCGTGCGAGCTCGTGATACCCTGGTGTATTCGTTGAATACAACTAAGGGCGATTGTGGTGCACCAATTATCGTCAATGACAATTCTTTCCGCAGGAAAATAGCCGGCATCCATGTTGCTGGTGAAATCGGAGGTAAGAATGCGTTTGGACAAAGTGTAACTCGTGCTGACATTGAACGTGCGATGAAGAATTTTAGAGTGATTGACTTTGATGCTGATGAACTCCCAAATATTTGTAAGAGTAAGGTTGAGTTCCAATTCAATACCGATTACTCACAAGATGATGTTATCGAAATGCTCAACATGCCCGCCGCTACTTTCAGTTTCCTTGGAAACTGTAGTATCGTGAAACGGGCGCCAAGCAAGACGGACATACGACCTTCACCAATTCACGGATTCGTCAAACCAACAACCAAACCAGCAAAACTTTATGACACGCAAGTTAATATACTCCACAAGAATGTTGAGAAATGCGCTATAAATACGCCATACATTCCAAGAGCAGAAGTTGACCGTGCTGTAAATGAAGTGCAATCTCTGCTGTTATCAGGTGACACTCGACAATACCTCGCTAGGATATTGACATTTGAAGAAGCCGTCTCGGGTTCTCCCGATAGTGCTTACATTGTTGGTATTCACAGGGCTAGTTCAGCAGGATATCCACACGTTTTGAATGTCAAGCCCAACCACCCGGGTAAAACCACGTGGTTTGGACGCGAGTCTGAATGGATATACGATGAAGGAATGCGGAAACTTGTTATGGAACGAATTGAGAACGCTCGGAATTCTAAGCGCACCCCCACTGTGTGGACTGATACCCTGAAAGACGAGCGGAGACCGATTGAAAAAGTTGATCAAAACAAGACTCGTGTGTTCGCACATGGGCCTGTTGATTATCTCTTGGCTTTTCGCATGTATTACTCGGGTTTCATAGCTCACCTTATGGAAAACAGAATCACGAATGAACAATCTGTTGGAACGAATTGCTTTGGACCGGACTGGATGAGAACTGCTGCCAAGCTTTCAAAGTATGGTAAACGTGTGTTCGCAGGAGACTTCTCAACTTTCGATGGTACGCTCAATTCCTGCATTATGGAACGATTTGCTGATGTTGCGAACAAATTCTACAATGACGGCGAAGAAAATGCTACCATTCGTAGAGTTCTTTTAATGGAAGTTTTCAATTCAGTGCACTTGTGTGGAGATAAATTTATACAACTTACCCATAGCCAACCATCTGGAAATCCGTTGACGACTATACTCAATTCGTTCTATAACTCTGTATCTATGCGTATTGCATATTACAGATGTTTTGATGGAGTAGCGCCGCCCTTTATGGAAAACGTTTCTATGGTTAGTTACGGTGATGATAATGTTATTAACTTCACAAAAACAGTGGCTGAGAAATTCAACCAAAACACCGTTACCAAAGCTTTTGCGAGCTTCGGTATGATCTACACGGATGAAAGTAAATCAACTGGGACAATAGCACCTTGGCGTACTATTGGAGAAGTGGACTATCTTAAACGACGATTTAGGATGGTTGATGGAACTTGTCGGGCTCCGCTTGCCTTAACCACCATTTTGGAATCTTGTAACTGGGTTCGCAAAAGCAGCGATGACGTAGAAGCGTGTAAACAAATCTGCGAAATGGCATGTCGCGAACTAGCTCAGTATCCAAATAAAGTGTTTGTAGAAAACGTTAACTTGATTGTTGATGCTTTCTACCAGGCTACTAATGAATACCCACTGATAAAGACGCAAGCCGATTATCTGTTGGATCAAACCCCACAGTTCTAAGACTTCAATGTCTATAACTTGCAACTGAAATGTTGTAAATCTACCGACTCGAGAGCGTCATCTCTCAACAAAAACTGTCTTTGTAGTTCATTCTACTAACACAATTCTCTTATGAGAACTGCGTGCACCCTGGTTAGGGGTTCATTCTTCGGAGTGTAATAATACTAACTAAATTAGCTTTTCTTTTCTTGGAAGGATCTATTATATTAATAGAAACTTCGCCCACCCCCTTCTGGAGTGGGAACAGAATAGGTTCTTTTCGACCAAACCAACAAACAAATTATTAAGCAATTTGCACGTGGGGCGGGATCATCGACAGGACCGCTCCTACGGCCTTTTAAAACGAAGGTAATTCTGTC